GGAACAAATATTCCACGATTGCCACATTGATTACCCCGGCAGAGATATTGAGCCACTAGAGCTTGTAGGGATCTTAATGGAGCGCAGCATCATGCTTGGGAAAGAAATCGAACACGAAAGGCAGAACCCAACAGGACAAGAGCGCAAAGCGTCTCTTGATCCCAACTGTTCAAACAATGAAACGCCCAGCTAAGGACGGAGACGAGCAAGACTGCTTCTTTTCTAGAAACGCCCACAAGTGGCTTCAAAGAGCTAGGGCATCAGCAGAAATCAAAAAGCGTCACAACAGACGCGAGAGACGCAAGTTCAACCGAGAGATCCAGACACCTAACGAGAACGACCCTAGAGAAGAGTTAGACAAGTTCCTTAAACTTTATCCAAGAAGCGATTGACTTGTCGTTCAATTTCCCTACCCTTCCGCTTGTTGGGAATAGAGTCGTAAGAGAGCTACGGACGGGTTTTTACTAGTGTTGTTTGACCTTCATTGAACACCCAACAACTATTACTTTATGACAAACCAAAAGAACTTGAATCAGGAGATGGTTGACCGAGGCGTTGACCGCTACCGAAAGTCTTCTTCAATATCCAAAGGATCTTTAACTGCTGCTGGTAGGCGTTTGATGCGTGATGCTGTTGAGCCTGTATACCTGGGGCTACTGGATCACGTTGGAAGTCTCAAGGAGTTCAAAAACAAAAGCGAGTGGCAGAAGGTTCTTTGTGATCTTCACGACAACAAGCTGAGACCTCTTGCACTCATAGGCATCTCAGGAGTTCTTGACTCCTCTGTTGAGCCATTGTCGCTTGCTTCTCTTTCTTTCAGGATCGGGAGGTTGGTTGAAGACCAGTTGCTTTCTGATTATCTGATCTCCACCTATAACAAGTTCGGGAGACGCATTGTCCATCGTATGCAGAACTTGAGGCACGATCACACTACTAAAAGCAGGTATCTCCACAAGACTGCAACCAAGGAGGACATGGGGTGGACTGATTGGACTCGGAGGCAACGGATTGCTTGCGGTTCTATGATCATTGAGATTATCCATAAACGCACAGGGTTGATCACGTTCACTGAAAAGACTCACCGAAAGCGTAAGTCGTATAAGCCTCAAAGGATGGTGGAGTTATCTGATGAGACTCGCCAGTGGATTGAAGGCTACGACCAGCACCGAGAGATATTGTTACCTTTCTGGATGCCTATGCTGGAGTCCCCTCTCCCTTGGAAAAGTGTTTATGGTGGCGGGTATGACGTAGGCGAAGGAGACGGGTTACCTTTGTTACCCTTCATCAGGTGCAGCAACAGGTCTGTCCTGAGAGAAGCTCCTGAGATGCCTGAAGTTTACAAAGCAGTTAACACCATTCAAGAGACTCCCTTTCGAGTCAACGGACAGATCCTGAATGTTCTTGAGTGGGCTTGGGAAAACGACAAGCGTATTGGTTTACCTCCAAGGGAGGACATCGAGCCACCGAATTACCTTCCTGATGATGCAAGTGTGGATGAGGTAAGGGACTTCAGGGATGCTCGGAGGGAGGCGTTTACGTTCAATCGATCTCAGCGAAGCAAGCGTATCTTGATCAACAGGATCTTGATGCTCGGGCGTAAGTTTTCTGACAAGAGATTATTCTTCCCGTGTTCACTGGACTTCAGGGGAAGGGTCTATCAGATCCCCTCGTTCCTGACCTATCAGGGGCCAGACCACTGTCGAGGTCTCCTGCACTTTTTCAGAGGTGAGCGTATCAAGAGCGATGATGACTTGAAGTGGTTGGCGATCCACGGGGCGAACTGCTTCGGGTTGGACAAAGTCTCGTATGAGAAGCGAGTCGAGTGGTCTGATGAGTTCACCAAGAAAGCTGTGGCGATTGCTAAAGATCCCTACGCCAACCAAGATTGGGTGGATGCCGATGAGCCTTGGCAGTTCCTTGCTTGGTGCTTTGAGTGGGGAGCGTATCACACACGGGTAACCAAGAACTTTGAGACTCACCTTCCTTGTGCGATGGACGCTACCAATTCAGGATTGCAGTTGTTATCGCTGTTAGCAAGGGATGACCTGGGATGTGTTGCTACCAATGTTGCACCCACTGAGGAGCCTCAAGATATCTACGAGGTAGTTGCCACGCACACCAAGGGGAAGCTGGAACAGGACGCATCACAAAGTCATAAGTTTGCTTCCAAGTGGTTGGAGTTCGGGATGAATCGCAAGATGTCGAAGAGACCTGTGATGTGTTACAGCTATGGGTTGACACCTTACAGTAACAGAGACTATGTGAAGCAGTGGTATTTTGATTGCCTTCAGGATCGCGGAGTGTCGTGTTTGTTTGGCAGAAGGAATGTTTACCCTGCGATCAAGTATCTTGCCAATCACCTGTGGGATTCGATTGAGGAGGTCTTGACCAAGCCAAGGCAAGTCATGGATTGGTTTCAGCAGGTAGCGACCTTGAAGGCCAAAGAAAACCAACCTATCACTTGGACTGCACCTTCGGGTTTTGTTGTGAAGCAGGACTATAAGCAACAGACATCAAGGAAGGTTGCTACTTGGCTCAGTGGCTCTCTGTCTGCTGTGAGGTTCAAGGATGACACTGACACTATTGACTCAAGGAAGCAATCGAATGGGATCTCACCGAATGTTATCCACAGCTTGGATGCTGCTGGTCTGGTGAAGACAGTGAACGAGGCTCACCTGCGAGGCATCGATGACTTTGCGGTCATCCACGACTCCTACGCTACACACGCTCCAAAGTGTCCAGTGCTTGCGGATTCAATAAAAGACTCATTTTCTGCAATGTTTTCAGAAAGCATCCTTGACTCCCTTGCTTCGGAATGGAAGATGGACGGCACTGACGTTCCGAGTGTGCCTGAGTTTGGAACATTCGATCCAGAACTTCTTAAGCAATCTAAATATTTCTTCAGCTAATCGTGCTGTCAGAAAACAAAACCAACAAACAATAATAACATGAGTAGTATTACAACTCCTATAGGCGTGGCTCGTTGGCCGCGATTGAATCAACCTGACACCAAGTTCGATGAGAATGGTGTTTATTCGTGCAAGCTGATCCTTGAAGAACAGGATTACACTGAGCTTGAAAGCAAGCTGGAGCCTTGGCTCGATCAACAATACGTTCGTTTCTGTAAGGAGATGGGCAAGAAGCAGCTTCGCAAAGCACCGACTGTTCCTTTACGTGTTAATGATGACGGGGAGTATGAGGTATATGCAAAGCAAGCTGCAAAGAAGGAGACATCCAAAGGCACTTTAAACTTCACTGTTGCCCTGTTTGATTCTCAAGGCAAGAAGATGAACGATGCACCGAATGTCGGCAATGGGTCGAAGGTGCGTCTCGGAGTAGAGCCTACAGCGTGGTTCGTTCCTTCGTTGGGATTTGGTTACACCTTGCGTCTGAAAGCAGCACAGGTCATTGATCTGGTTGAGTTCAATCCTGGTGGTTCCGATTCGTTTGCCTTTGACTCTCAAGAGGGTGGTTACGTCTCTGAGGATCTGGATGATGCCATGAAGGAAACTGATGACGTTCCGTTCTAAATTTGAAAAGAACTTAGCCCTCGACCTGAAAAGGTCGGGGGTTTCTTTTACATACGAGTCGCTGCGTTTTGAGTATTACAAGACGCACCATTACACTCCTGACTTTGTTTTGCACAATGGTGTGATCATTGAGGCAAAGGGAAGGTTCACAGGGTCAGACAGGATGAAGCACCTTTTGATTAAGGAGCAGCACCCTGATGCTGATATCCGATTCGTATTTATGAGAGCAAGCAACACCTTATCAAAAAGATCCAAGACCACTTATGGAGCGTGGTGTGACAAGCACAACTTCCTTTGGTCAGAGATGACTGTCCCAAAAGCATGGACTACTTAGCAACGCATCAGCCGTGTGAGGATTGCGGCTCATCAGATGCACTTACGATTAACACTGATGGCAGCACCTACTGCCACTCTTGTGAGACTTATCACAAGCCTCAAGAAGATATGAAAACTATGATGAAAATAAAGAAGCCTTCGGGCATACCAGAATTTGTTAACGGAGCTTACAAAGCTATAACTCCAAGAGGAATCACCTTGGAGACTTGTAAGAGAATGGGCTACCGAGTTGGCGAACAGAATGGCAGGGCTTGCCACATCGCGGACTACCGAGACGATGACAAGAATATTGTCGGGCAGAAGCTGCGTTTCGAGGGCAAGAACTTCAGGATTGCTGGGGACATCTCTACGAGATTCTTCGGGCAACACTTGTTTCCTATGGGAGGCAAGAAGTTGGTAGTCACCGAGGGTGAGATTGACGCACTTTCAGTAAGCCAAGTTCAAGATAACAAGTGGGCAGTAGTGTCCATACCCACGGGGTGCTCCTCTGCTGCCAAGGTATTCAAAGCAAACCACAGTTGGCTCAGTATGTGGGAGGAGGTTATCCTTATGTTTGATGAGGATGAGCAAGGACGCAAAGCTGTAGAAAGCGTAGTCCAACTCCTTCCTCAAGGTCGTGCTAAAGTAGCAAGGCTACCGCTCAAGGATGCCAACGAGTGTCTTACGAATGGCAAGGGCAAGGACATCATTCACGCTATCTTCCAAGCTATCCCGTGGCGCCCTGATGCGATTGTTAGTGGTGACGATCTTCTTACAAGGATCTTGAATCCCAAGAATGCTGAGTCAGTTCCCTATCCATTTGATGGTCTCAACACGATGACCAGAGGACTACGGAGGGGAGAGATTGTTACCTTTTGTGCAGGGAGTGGCATAGGTAAAAGCCAAGTGTGTAGGATCATTGCTCACAGTCTTGTGACCGAGACCGATACAGCAGTCGGATACATCGCACTGGAAGAGTCTGTTGAGCGGACTGCCCTCGGCATCATAGGGCTTGAGATGGGCAAGCAACTGCACCTTGATCCATCGAGCATTAAGAGCGAACCTGGTTTTGAAGAGGCGTATGCTGCGACCATAGGATCGGGAAGGTTCTGGCTTTATGATCACTGGGGAAGTTTGGATGCTGACAGGTTGATCTCTCACATCGCTCACATGGCAAAGGTCATGGAGGTTTCCTATGTAGTCCTCGACCACATCAGCATCGTTGTTTCTGGTAACGGAGACGGGGACGAAAGAAGGATGA